TCAAATGGGGAAGTTTTACATCATTTAGCAGATCGTTTAAGTTGTCAGGAACCTTATTCCGAATGGTTGCTAAAATGTACGGGAGGCAGGTATCGGTATGTTGAAAACAATTAAATTGTATGGTGATCTAAGAGAGATCACAGGACATAGTGAATTAGATGCTCATGTAAATAGTGTTGGAGATTCTATAAGGTTTTTATTAATGAATTGGCCTCAGTTAGAGGCACACATGAATACACAGTATTACCAAGTTTTAACCGATGGGACAGATATTGGAGAAGAAGAGATTCATTATCCAGTAGCAGAAGAGATCAAAATTGTTCCTGTGATTGCTGGTGCTGGAGGAAATACAGGCAAGATTTTATTAGGTGCAGCGATGATCGGATTGGCATTTGCTACAGCAGGAAGTTCTGTTGCATTGCAAGGTGGATTATTAAGTGCAAAAGGATGGGCTGCTGCTAGTTGGACTACTACAAGTCTATTCACTATAGGAGCGAGTCTTGCTATATCTGGAGTTTCAGGCATATTGTTTCCTCTTCCTAAACCAGAAAAGTTTGAAAACGATCAAGATCCACGCATTTCTTTTGACTTTGGTGGAACGCCAAACACATCCAGAGCAGGAACTACACATCCAATCGTTTACGGTGAAATAATGACTGGCTCGACAGTTATTAGTATGAACTTAACGACTGATCAGGTGACAGCATGAGCAAAATAATACGAGGATCTGGTGGTGGTGGTCCTAAAACTCCTCCTAAACCAACACGTGCGCCTGACACTTTAAATA